AAAGGACAAAATTAACAAGAAGAAAATTAGACTCGAACGAGCAATTAGCAGATCTTGAAGGGCTTGACACAACTATTGACTGGAAAAATACTGGTGATAATAGTTATGATGGTGAAAAGCTAAAGCTATTGGTTCATGACGAAAGCGGTAAATGGGAACGACCAGATAATATTTTAAATAACTGGCGTGTAACAAAAACAACATTAAGATTAGGCAGCAGGATTATTGGTAAATGTATGATGGGTTCAACCTCGAATGCATTAGACAAAGGAGGAGAAAACTTTAAAAGACTTTATCATGACTCAGACGTATCGAAAAGAAACCGCAATGGACAGACTAGTTCAGGATTATATAGTTTGTTTATACCTATGGAGTGGTCATACGAGGGATTCATTGATACTTATGGACTACCTGTCTTCGATACTCCAAAAAAACCGGTAAAAGGTGTTGATGGTAATTGGATTGAGTACGGTGTTATTGAGCATTGGCAAAACGAAGTTGATGGGTTAAAACAAGACTCCGATGGATTAAATGAATATTACCGTCAGTTTCCAAGAACAGAACAACATGCATTTAGGGATGAGACAAAACAATCTTTGTTTAATCTTACAAAAATATACGAGCAAATAGATTACAATGAAGACCTGCGAAACACTAATGTAGTTACACGCGGGAATTTTCAATGGGAAAACGGAATACAAGATACAAGGGTGCAATTTTACCCTAATAAAGACGGAAGGTTTTTAATTTCTTGGGTTCCACCTATATATTTGCAAAACCGAGTGATAATAAAGGATGGGTACAAATATCCAGGCAACGAACACTGCGGTGCATTTGGTTGCGATAGTTATGATATATCAGGTACGGTTAATGCAAGGGGATCGAATGGATCATTGCATGGATTGACTAAGTTCTCTATGGAGGACATACCTACAAACCATTTTTTCTTAGAATATATAGCTAGACCTCAGACATCTGAAATATTTTTTGAGGAGGTATTAATGGCGCTAGTTTTTTACGGCATGCCAATACTCGCTGAAAATAATAAACCGAGGTTGTTATATTATCTAAAAAGAAGAGGGTATCGTGGCTACTCAATGAATAGACCTGATAAGATATTAAATAAACTTTCGCCATTTGAAAAAGAAGTTGGTGGAATTCCAAACTCTTCAGTTGATGTAATGCAAGCGCACGCATCAGCTATTGAGACACACATAGAAGAGCACATTGGATTAAAAAAGGAAGGCGAATATGGAACAATGTATTTTCAAAAAACGCTGGAAGACTGGGCTAAATTTAACATAAATAATAGAACAAATCATGATGCTTCTATTAGCTCGGGGTTAGCAATAATGGCTTGTAATAGACATTTGTATACGCCAATAGCAAAAGTAGAAAGACAAAGTGTTTCTCTTGGATTTAAAAAATACGACAATAAAGGATATAATTCACAAATAATACAATAAATGATTTATACTAATACTAATAGTTCTTTTCCAAGTCAGGTAGTACCAGACGAGGTCAAACAAAGTTACGAGTATGGCACCGCAGTTGGTAGAGCTATTGAGAATGAATGGTTTAGAGGAGGAGCTGCTGCGATTGGCGGCAGTGATAGATGGAGTGCGAATTGGCAAAGATTCCATTCGCTAAGATTATACGCTAGAGGAGAACAATCTGTACAAAAATATAAAGATGAATTATCTGTAAATGGTGACTTGTCTTATTTAAACATTGATTGGAAACCTGTTCCCGTGATACCAAAGTTTGTTGATATATTAGTGAACGGCATCTCTAGCAAAAATTACGAAATAAAAGCATACGCGCAGGACCCTGAATCAACTAGAAAAAGAACAAGATACGCAGAGAAGATTATTAGGGACATGAATGCAAAAGAGTATCTAATGCGTGTAAAAAATGAATTAGGTCAAGATTTATTCAATACTACTGATCCAAGCTCTTTACCAGAAAGTGACGAGGAACTTGAGTTGCATTTGCAATTAAGTTATAAGCAATCTGTTGAAATAGCCGAGGAAGAATTAATAAATCAAATATTAGATCGTAATAAATATGAGTTAATAAATAGAAGACTCAATTATGATTTAACTGTATTAGGTATTGCTGCCGCAAAAACAAGTTGGAATAAAGCTAATGGTATTGTATTGGATTATGTTGATCCTGCTAACTTAGTGTATTCATATACCGAAGACCCAAACTTTGATGACATTTATTATGTTGGAGAAGTAAAGGCAATACAATTAGAAGAACTTAAAAAAGAATTTCCGGATCTTACGAGCGAAGACTTAGAGGAAATACAAAAATACCCCGGTGATAATACTTATACTAGAAATTATTATGGGCAGAACTATGATCCTTCTGCTATTAAAGTTTTATATTTTGAATATAAAACATACACTGATCAAGTGTTTAAGATTAAACAAACGGAATTTGGATTAGAAAAAGCATTAGAAAAACCTGATACATTCAATCCGCCTCAAAGCGATAACTTTAATAGAGTATCGAGAAGCATAGAGGTATTATATTCTGGCGCAAAAATACTTGGGCATAATAAAATGTTAAAATGGGAAATGTCTGAAAACATGACGCGCCCTGTAGCCGATACCACAAAGGTAGAAATGAATTACGTTATCTGCGCGCCAAGAATGTATAAAGGTCGCATAGAATCTATTGTTAGTAGAATAACTGGATTTGCCGACACTATACAATTAACACACTTAAAACTTCAACAAGTGTTGTCAAGGATGGTACCCGATGGTGTATTTATGGACGTTGATGGATTAATGGAAGTTGATCTTGGCAATGGAACAAAGTATAATCCAGCGGAGGCGTTGAATATGTATTTCCAAACCGGTAGTATTGTTGGTAGATCGCAAACACAAGATGGAACAGGAAATCCAGCCAGAGTTCCAATACAGGAGTTGCAAACTTCAAATGGAAACGGTAAGATACAGGCATTGATAACTACGTATCAGTATTATCTACAAATGATACGGGATGTCACTGGATTAAACGAAGCTAGAGATGCTAGTACACCAGATCCAAAAGCATTAGTTGGATTACAGAAGATGGCGGCCGCAAATTCAAACACAGCAACCAGACACATAGTACAATCTAGCTTATACTTGACATTACGTTTATGTGAAAATATATCATTAAGAGTAGCTGATTCATTAAGATTCCCTTTGACTGCTCAATCCTTAAGAGAGAGCATATCAAGTTTTAATGTTGAGACATTGAATGAATTAATTGAGATGACGCTACATGACTTTGGTATATTTTTAGAGTTAGAACCTGATGAAGAGGAAAAAGCACAATTAGAACAAAATATACAAATAGCATTACAATCAGGAGGAATTGATCTTGAAGATGCAATTGATTTACGCCAAATTAGAAATCTTAAACTTGCAAATCAATCATTGAAATACAAGCGCAAGAAGAAGACAGAACGTGATCAAAAAATGCAGCAAGAGAATATGCAAGCGCAAGCACAAGCAAACGCTCAAGCCTCTGAAGCGGCAGCAATGGCAGAAGTGCAAAAACAACAAGCATTAGCACAAACAGAAATACAAATTGAGCAAGCAAAAGCACAATTTACAATACAAAGATTACAACAAGAGAAGCAAATTAAGCAAGAATTAATGGCGCAAGAGTTCCAGTATAGTATGCAATTAGCTCAGGCTCAGGTAGGCGCGCAACAACAAAAAATAAACGATATAGAAGATCGTAAAGACAAACGAGTTAAAATGCAAGCTAGTCAGCAAAGCGAGTTAATTGATCAAAGAAAAAATGATACAATGCCTAAGAACTTTGAATCCGAATTTGACAACATCAGTAGCGGATTTGGTTTAGGCACAATGGATCAACTTTAAAAAATAACCAATTATATATTATCATATCATGTCAGAAACAGTAAACCAAGAAGGGGATTTCAAAATAAAAACAAAACCCCGTATGAAAAAAATGGTAGAACAAGAAGCCATTACAAAAGTAGATTTAACTAATAAGAAAGAGAAAGATGCCATTCAAGAGCAAATCGCAAATGAAAGCCTGTTGGTCTCAGAACAATCCGAAGTGGGATTGCAAGAAGTGGTCGAAGGAAACGAAGAACCTAAAATCATTGCCGAACAGGATGAAAAAGAAGTAATAGTAATTAATGAGCAAGCAACTGAGTTAAAAGAAGAAGCACAAGAGGCTATTGCTTTTTCTGAAAAAACCGGCAAAAGTTTGCCTGAAAACATTGAGAAACTTGTTTCATTTATGGAGGAAACAGGCGGAACAGTTGAAGACTACATTAGACTTAATACAGATTATTCGAATGTTAACACGGGGGCATTGTTAAAAGAATATTACAAAAAATCAAGACCTCATTTAGATAACGAAGAAATTGATTTCTTAATGGAAGACAATTTTAGTTATGACGAGGATGAAGATGATGAGCGAGACATCAGAAAAAAGAAACTCGCATTTAAAGAAGAAGTTGCCAAAGCCCGAACGTTTTTGGATGATCTTAAAGTAAAATATTATGATGAAATCAAGTTGAGACCATCATTGAATACAGATCAGAAAAAAGCATCTGACTTTTTTAACCGATATAGCGAAGAGCAAAAGCTTATAGAGCAAAAACACTCTAAGTTTGTAAGTGACACAAAAAGTTTTTTTACACAAGAATTCAAAGGTTTTGATTTCAATTTAGGTGAAAAATCATTTAAGTACAATTTGCAAAACAGCGAGAGTGTAGCGGAAAAACAATCAAATATAACTAATCTAGTCAAGAAGTTCTTGAATGATTCTGGAGAGGTTGTAGATTTGAAGGGATACCATAAAGCTATGTATGCTGCCGAAAACGTAGACACTATTGCAAAACACTTTTATGAGCAAGGCAAAGCCGATGCAATTAAAGAGGTTGTTGCTAAATCTAATAATATAAATCCCGAAGGACGTAAAACAAGTACTGGGGAAGCTTTTGTTAATGGCTTTAAAGTGCGCGCAATTAATGGCGTTGACTCTACAAAACTAAAAATTCAAAAACAATTTTAAACTAAAAAACCAAAATTATGGCTTTTACATCACCAAGTGGTGCGTTCGGAAGTATCGTACCATCGCAAGTGCAACAAGCGCTTGCTACAAATTATTTAACCTTTGACAGCGCGTCTGGTGGAGGTACATTCGCTAAACAATATTTACCTGAAATCTACGAAAACGAAGTAGAGCGTTATGGAAACAGAACTCTTTCTGGATTCTTGCGTATGGTTGGCGCTGAAATGCCAATGACTTCAGATCAAGTTATTTGGTCAGAGCAAAACCGTTTACATATTGCTTACAATAGCGTTTCTACTACAGCCACCACAAATCAAGTATCATTCGCAGAGTCTACGACTATTGTTAATGTTATTAGCGTTGGTTCTACCGTAGTTATTATGAATCCTACCACAGGAGTTGAAGCAAAATGTTATGTTTCTGCCAGTACAGCTCCCGGGACAGGTACAGCTTTGCTTACACTGCTTCCATATACAGCCCTAGATTTGTCTGCTGCTGGATTTGCTGTTTCTTTAAGCGGATTTAAAATTTTCGTATACGGTTCTGAATATTCAAAAGGTTCTGCAATCAACTCTAACTATGTTTCAGTTACTCCTTCATTTACTCAATTTTCAAATTCGCCAATTATCATCCGTTCAAAATACACCGTAAATGGTTCAGACACGGCTCAAATTGGATGGGTAGATGTTGCTACAGAAGATGGTGCTACTGGATACTTATGGTATTTGAAAGCCGCTTCCGAAACTCGTTTGCGTTTTGAAGATTACTTAGAAATGTCCGTTGTTGAAGGCGAATTAGCTGCTGCATCATCTGCTGCTATTGGATTTACGCCGCCTAATGGAAAACCACTAAAAGGAACACAAGGTTTATTCGCGGCTATTAAAGCTCGTGGTAACCAAGTTACAGGTTTCTCTGCTGCTGCTGGTATCGCTAACTTTGATGCTGTATTGAAAAACTTAGATACTCAAGGGGCAATTGAAGAAAACATGCTGTTCTTAAACCGTCAAACTTCATTGGATTTTGATGATATGCTTGCTGCTTTATCAGCTGGATCAGCCGGTGGTGTTGCTTACGGGCTATTTGAAAACTCAGAGCAAATGTCTTTGAACTTAGGATTTACCGGTTTCCGTCGTGGATCTTACGATTTCTACAAAACTGATTGGAAATATTTGAATGACGCATCTACTCGTGGAGCTGTTGCTAGTAACGCTATTGATGGTGTATTGCTTCCAGCCGGAACATCCACTGTTTATGATGAGCAATTAGGTACTAATATTCGTCGTCCTTTCTTACACGTTCGTTACCGTGCTTCTCAAGCCGATGACCGTCGTATGAAATCTTGGACAACTGGATCTGTTGGAGGTGCTTACACTTCTGATCTTGATGCAATGGAGATTCACTTTTTGTCTGAAAGATGTTTATGCGTACAAGCCGCTAACAACTTTGTGTTGTTTACAGCATAGTAGCAAAAAAAATGGTAATATTTACCCCCGCTGTATTTGTGGGGGTAATATTTACCTTAACTAAAAATTATTAAATTATATTATATTATGGCAAGATTAGAAAAAGAAGTTACTGAAAAGTATATTGACTTAGAAGTAAAAAAAGAAATTAAGGTTGAGGAAACAGCTACAACGGTCACACCAAAAGCAAAACCAAAACCAACATGGGAAATTAAAGATAGAAATTATTATTTATTAGGTAATGTTTCTTCTTTAACCTATAGTATACCAACAAGACATTCGGCTCGATACCCATTATTATGGCTTGATGAAGAAAACGGCGAACAAAAAGAATTAAGATATACAACAAACCATGGTTCATCATTCGTGGAGGACCAAAAAGGAGAAGCTGTATTAGGGCATATTGTATTTGAAGACGGTGCATTATTTGTGCCTAAAGAAATGCAAAGCTTGCAAAAGATGCTATCATTATATCATCCATTCCTCAATAAAAGGTATGCAGAATTTGATGGAACTGCAGAAGCGGAAGATGAATTAGAAGATCTAGAACTGGAATTGGTTGCAATGAATGCAGCTAAGGATTTAGATATTGATGCAGCAGAAGCAATTATGCGAGTAGAACTCGGATCGGCTGTTTCTAAAATGAGTTCTAAAGAAATCAAACGCGACTTAATGTTGTTTGCAAAACGAAATCCAGCATTGTTTATTGAACTTGCGAATGATGACAATGTGCAACTGCGTAATTTTGCAATCCGTGCTGCTGAAGCCGGCATCATTAGATTATCACAAGATCAAAGAACTTTCCATTGGGGAGCGAACGATAGAAAATTAATGACAGTACCATTTGATGAAAATCCATACTCAGCAATGGCTGCATTCTTTAAAACGGATGAAGGCGTAGAAATATACCGATCCATAGAGAAAAAATTATAATAACACGTAATATTAATATTAAGCGGTAGCTCAGGTTACCGCTTTAATATTATAATAAATATACAAAATGGCGGTAAGTGTAGATACAGTTTATAGAACAGTATTATTAATACTAAATAAAGAACAGCGCGGTTATATGACTCCAGACGAGTTTAATAAAACGGCCGCTCAAGTGCAACTTGAGATTTTTGAAAGTTATTTTGATGACTTAAATCAGCAATTGCGCATACCAGATAATGATAGTGAATATTCAGATCGTGTAAAAAGCCTACAAGAAAAAATATCTGTATTTGAAGAAATGAATAATTGTGTTTATAATGGAGATTCTTTTTATATCCCTGCTGTAAGCTCGTTTCCAATTACAGAATTCTTTTTAGCGGTTCAAGATGTTTTGCAATATTCATTGCAATCAATATCAAGTCAACTAATTGGCTCAGGATACGCTACAGTCAGTATTGACGGGGTTATACTGCCTACTAATAGTTGGACAATATCAAGTAACGTTCTAACGCTGCAAAACACACCAACAGCAGATTCAAATATAATCATTTCGGCTTATGTAAACAATTTATATAAGTTAGGCACAGTTATATATAATGGAGACAAAGAAGTTCAATACGTAAGGCCTAATGAGTTATTAGAGCTAGGTTTATCAACATTGACGAAACCGTCTACAGATTACCCGGTCTATACATATAAAAATTACTTAATAAATGTATCA